GTGAATACGGCGTTTGTGAACCAATTCAGTTCCAACGTCGCTATGCTCTCGCAGCAGATGGGAAGTCTGTTGCGAGGAGCCGTTGATAGCGAAAGCGTCACCGGCGAAAAAGCCTTCTTCGACCAGGTCGGGGAAGCAGCCGCAGTAGCGCGGTCGTCACGTCACGGGGATACCCCGCTCGTCGAGACGCCACACTCGCGGAGAATGGTTAGCCTAACCACTTACGAATGGGCTGATTTGATCGACGATGCTGACAAAGTCCGCATGTTAATCGACCCGACGTCTTCGTATGCCCGTGCGGCTGCGGCGGCGATTGGTCGTGCGATGGACGACACCATCATCAGCGCACTTGGTGGAACCGCGAAGACCGGCAAGGAAGGAACGACCTCTACGTCGTTCCCAAGCGGCCAGAAAATCGCGCATGGTTCTGCCGGCCTAACGGTTGCCAAGCTGGTATCCGCGAAAAAGCTGCTCGACGCCCAAAGCGTCGATCCATCTATTCCGCGTTATATCGTTGTCAGCCCTGAGCAGATTGAAGACCTGCTCAATACGACCTCTGTAACTTCAAGTGATTTCAATACGGTAAACACTTTGCCTATCTGATCGGCGACGGTCAGACGAAAACTGCTCAAATTCGGGGAAGGCTTTAAAATGCTAATCCCGAGCCAAGCCGCGAAAGCGGAAGGTGTAGAGACTTGACGGGTAGCATCTCATCGAGATGAAGAGAAAGTCCAGCGCACGAACAGCGAAAGCTGGCGGCGAAAGCCGAAGTGTGACGGAAGGCACTTGTACAGGGTGACATCGACACGTTCGTCGGTTTCAAGTTCATCACTTCTAATCGTCTGTCAGACGATGGCACTTCTCGCCTTTGCTACGCATGGGCGCAGGATGGCTGCAAGCTGGCGGTCGGAAAAGACGTGATGGCGCGGATCGATGAGCGCAGCGACAAAAGCTATTCCACCCAGGTCTACTATTGCGCCACGTTTGGCTCGACCCGGATGGAAGAAGACAAAGTCGTTGAAATTGCGTGTAACGAGTAGAGGAGGGAATAGTCATGGGTACTAAAAACTCTGATATCGTTGCAGCGTTTGAGGCAAGCCCTCCGACGTTGAGCGCAAGCCAGGACCTACATGGCGTAGTGCGTGTAGCCGCTGGCACCATCGAACTTGCAGCTGGCGATTCTGACAACGACGACGTTGTCATGCTTGCCCAAATTCCTGCCCACGCGAACATCACCCAGCTCTTTATTGGGTCTGATACGCTTGGCGGTTCTTGCACGTTCAACGTAGGCATCTACACCACGGCTGGCGTAGTTAAAGACGAAGACGTCTTTGCCTCTGCCGTAGCCGATGCTGCTGCTATGGCCGACGTTCGCTTTGAAGCCGCGAACATCGACACTGCTGGTAAGCGGGTGTGGGAACTTGCTGGGGATTCAGTCAATCCCGGCGGTTACTTCTACATCGCAGCGACGATGGCTGCGGCTGGCGGAACGTTAGGAACGATGTCGTTCCTGATTCATTACGTCATCGACTAATTGGGTGGGGGGGCTTCGGCTCCCCCTCTCTTTTTTGAGGATTCAAAATGGCATCAGACGTAGACATTTGTAACTCCGCGCTGAACATGATCGGGGCGTCTAATATCATTTCGCTGACCGAAGACAGTAAAGCGGCGCGCGTTTGCAATCAGCGCTACGAATTTGTCCGCGATGCCGTGTTTCGCGCTCACCCCTGGAACCCGTTGATCCGCCGCATCGAGCTGGCGGCTGACGAAGAGACACCGGCGTTTGAGTTTGAAAAATTTCACACACTGCCGTCTGACCCGTATTGCCTGCGCGTGCTGCGACCGGAAGATCCAGACACAGTGTTCAGAGTAGAAGGCCGTAAGATCGCGTCCAGCACTACGCCATTCAAAATGATTTATGTGGCGCGGATAACTGACCCCAACGAATACGACACACTACTTATTGAGACTATTGCTGCGCGCCTGGCAGCTGACATCAGCTATGCCTTGGTGAACAGCGCTTCGCTCTCGCAGTCGATGCTGGGTGTTTATGAAAGCAAGCTAAGCGAAGCGCGCTTTGTTGATGCAACGGAGGGTACGCCTGACAATATTCTCAACATCGATCGCGCGAGCTATAGCGAAAGCGACATTCTAATCTCTTCGAGATTTTAATGGTCAAGTTCACGAAGGCGTTTACGAATTTTACGGCGGGGGAGATCACCCCAAAGCTGTTGGGTCGTACTGACATCGCAAAGTACGAAAATGGTGCGGAGACTGTTGAGAACTTTTTAGTCGAACCGCACGGTGGTTTGACGCGCCGCCCAGGCACGCGGTTTGTCGCAGAAGTCAAAACCAGCGCTAACCAGGTGCGGTTGATACCGTTCGAGTTCAACGTCGAACAGGCGTATGTGCTTGAGTTTGGACCGTCCTACTTTCGTATCTACAAAGACGGCGGTCAGGTGACATCGAGCGGCTCTGCTGTTGAAGTGGCGACCCCTTATGCAGCAGCCGATTTGACTAGCCTCAAGTTCGCGCAATCAGCTGACGTAATGTACGTGGTTTCTCCAAACCACAACGTGCGAAAGATTACACGCACCAGTCATACCGCCTGGACGATTACCGAGGTTAATCTGGCACGCGGCCCGTTTCTCGATCAAAACATAACGACCACCACCCTTACCTCAAGCGCGCGCACTGGCAGCGTCAATATAACGGCATCAGCTGATACTTTTGTCAGCACCGATGTGGGACGGCTCGTCAAAATCAACGAAGGGTTTGTAAAGCTCACAGGTTTTACAAACGCAACCACCGTAGCAGGAACGGTACAGACATTAGAGGACGGTCGATCGGAGCTGCTACCCAGCTATACAGCCTCAACGATTAGTTTTCACGAAGGAGATCCTGACTCTACTGGCCTGGAGCATAACGATCGTATCCAGGACACCGCATTTGCTTTTATCGATCAGGGTTTTGAGGTTGGTCAAACAATCGTCGTCAGCGGTACATCGAGCAACAATTCGACAGCTGGCTACAAAATTGTCGAGGTATCTGACAGCACGCTGATTTTAACACCTGGTAACGATCTAGCGGCCGAAAGCGCCGGGTCGAGCTTTACGGTGGAAGGCAAACTGGAAGCCGACGACAATTGGGCATTAGGGGCGTTTTCAGAGACAACCGGCTACCCCCGCGCGGTGGCATTTTATGAGCAACGCCTGGTATTCGCTGGAACAAGTGAACAGCCGCAGACGCTGTTTTTTTCGCAATCTGGTGATTTTGAAAACTTTGAGGCAGACGTCGAAGACGATGACGCGATGGTCTACACGATCGGGTCAAATGAGGTAAACGTCATCCGCTTCCTATCGTCTACGCGCAACCTAATTGTAGGCACATCAGGCGGCGAGTTTGTGGTGCGAGCGAGCGGCACAGATGAACCGATCACGCCGACGCAAATCCAAATTAAACAGCAAACAAATCACGGTTCAGCTGATCACGTACCAGCACAGGTTGGTAACACGGTGCTGTTCCTACAGCGCGCCAAACGCAAACTGCGCGAGCTGCAATTTAACTTTGATGTCGATGGGTACGTGGCGACCGATCTGACGATCATCAACGAGCATATTACCAAGGGCGGACTGACAGAGCTGGCGCATCAGCAGGAGCCGCATGGTATCCTGTGGGGCGTGCGTGCTGACGGCCAGCTGGTATGCATGACGTACAAACGGGAAGAACAGGTCGTTGCCTGGTCGCGTCAGGTGCTTGGCGGTGCGTTTGGCACTGGCGACGCAGTTGTAGAAAGCGTCGCGATTATTCCAGGAGACCTAGACGAGGACCAAGTGTGGGTCGCTGTAAAGCGGACAGTAAATGGTGCGACGAAAAGATATGTCGAGTTCATCCGGGACTTTGAGTTCGGCACAGATGTGAGCGACGCCATATTTGTAGACAGCTCGCTGACCTTCACAGGTGTGACTAGCACGTTAGCCGGGGCTGAGGCAGCTGATCAAACGACGATTACCCTGGCTGACGCTTCGTCGTTTTCAAGCGCGGGTGCCAT